TGACCTCGCCTTATCAGTTATTCAGTTTTTACGCATCAGATCCAGCTATGCCGATCCAACCATTAGTAGCTCCTGTCCATGTAAGGATAGCAGTTTCGTTTTGTGTTGGAGTGCAGATAGTACCAGTAGTTGATGAACCATTCCATCCTCTAATAGTAATTACTTCTGCTGCATCAGCTGTATTGCTGATTACAAAAGTTCCACCTTGTAGGTCTGCATATCTTGTAGTGCCGCCAGTACCTGTAGCTTCAGAGTTAATGTCTGTAGTAGCTGTTCTTAGATCAGGTAGGTCTACGTTTCTACCAGAACCTCCTGGGTCTAAGAATTGGTTTTTTGCGTCTGTGGCAGTTAAAGTTTTTGCTCCTGACAAAGTTTCAGCATTTGATGAGCTGTACTTAGTACCTTGACTCATAATAATTCTCCTTTATTTTTTTCAGGTTTTGGTTTCTCCGTTTCCATCTTGGGGAGCTGCTCTTTCTTTTGCGATCTCTGAGATGCTTCTACCTTTGCAGGGAGCTTCATCAGTCCGCCTTTCTCAAGATACCCAACGATGCTTTCTGGAAACATCCTGGCCTTGGTTTTATCTAACCTAACTTCTTTCCCATCAAGGGATTTAGCAGGTAAATATATGTAAGCCATAGTAGGATCATCAGACCATTCAGGTTCAGGAAGTTCCTTTAGATTGTTGTCCTTAAGATGTTTCTCAAGAACCTCATTCCAAGGATTCTCAAACTTGATTTGTTTAATGATGGTTTCCCATCTGTCTAATAAAGTAGTCATTTCTTCTTACCTCTCCTACCTCGTCTTCGTTTCCCAGCTTTAACCTGACTCTGGGGAGCAACCCCCTCGGCCATGCTGGAAGACGGAGAACCAATAATTTCTTTTTTAGTTTTGACGAATGATGGTATCCATTCGCCAGTGAAGACTATTTTTTCACCCTGCAACTTAGATTGCCTTCTTACTTTGGTCAGATAGTGATCAACACTTTCAATTTTTACTCTGAAAGGATCTCCACTAATTGAATCAAAGATAGTCGTATACAAGTGTTCATCATTGGTTTCAATGATTTTACTGTAATAATCTTGTCCTTGCTGGGTTGCCATCTAATCTCCTATATTGCGTCTGCTGCTCCAAGCATTTCCACACCCCAAGGGTCAGCAATTTCTGCTTCTCCCCATTCACCAACCATTACCATTTCAGTACCTCTTAGTGAAGCATCTCTTTCTTCTTCAGCTTCCATTTCGTGAGCCATTGCCAATGCGATTGCTTGTGGTACAAATACTGCACCTTTCACATCGCCTGATCCATCTCTACCTAATACACCTGATTGGTATATTGGAATGCCGAAGATTCTTTCGTTGCCTCTGAAGTAGTTTTGAATTACTTCTGAAGTAATACCTTCTGGAATTGGTTGTGCAGCCATACCAGTAGTACCGCCACCTTGGATGCCAGTTACTTCTTGTACGAATGCTCTAATTTGTTCTGGGTGGAATACACCATTAGGTGTTCCTGGTGCCATACCAAATGACGAGTTGTTATCTGTTTTTAAGTAAGACACAGCTCCTGCAACGTGGTAGTAAGTAAGGTAGCTACCAGCTGATCCAATAGAGTTAGAGAACCCATCGAATAAACTTGTTAGGTCGTCTTCAAGAAGTCTTCCTAAAGCTCCACCTTGTACTTCACCAACGTGAGAAAGTATGTCTTCGTTGTTTTGTCTAGACAGTCTGTCAGAAACAAAAGTCATGATACCGTGTTCAGAAGCAGTAATGCTTGTCACAGTAACAGACAATTGTTGAGGAGCAGTGATGTCCACACCCTCAGTTAATGCTGCTGCATCGTTTCTACCCCAGATAGGAATGTTAACTTGCTTTGCACCTTGAGGAATGTCATACCTAGATACCAGCTGATTTGTTGGACCAGCTGGTTCAATGTTTGAAATAGCCGAAGCTATTACGATATTCGATATGTCAGATAGACTAGAACTAGACGATAATGTCAATCCTGTTGCCATTCTATTTTATCCTTTTTAAAGTTGTTTTTTTAAGTTTCTGTATTGCGTAGCATCAATTTGCCCGTTAGCAAAAGCTTTAGAAAGGTCACCTAAACTATTGTAGGCACGCTTCGGTTGAGTCGGCGCACCCTGTGTAGTAGGTGGAACCTTCTGTGTAGCAGGCTCAGACACTACATTTTTAGTTGTTCCAGCAATCTTCTTAAGGTTTTGGTTAGCTAGTTTTACAGACTGAGAAAAACTCATGTTCTGATTCCAACCTTCCCATACACGACTGTCACTTCTGACGTCTAAGTTTGTTAAACCTAATGTAGACGCTGTATCTCTTACAACAGAATCTAAGTCTTCAAGATTTTCAGGAGTTAAGCTTGAGCCTTGGCTCTGAGGGTTATCCATGTTTTCGATTAACCTATCAAGTTTTTCTTCTTTTGCTTTCTTTTCTCTCTCTGCAATCTTTTGGTTCAATACATCTTTTTGATCTTCATCCAATATAGATGAGAAATCATTCATAAATTCTTGTATTTGAGCCTTAGCTCCATCCTGAATTTCCTGAACCTTTTGATTTGTGTACTGCTGAGCTCGTCCTTGTGCATTATCAAATGCAGTCTTACGTTCTTCCAGCACTCTATCTAAATCCTGCTGTGTTAAGTAATTAGGTTGTTCAGCTTGATCTGCCGTAGCTTCTACGTTCTTTGCCGCTTCTGCAACTGGATCAACCTTTTCCTCTACTGCTGTTTCTTCAACAGCTTCTTCAGAAACCGTAGTTTCCTCAGTTTGTTCAATATTATCTTTTTCTGTGGTCATAGCCGTAGCCTCCCAATGTTTATCTATTTTTGATTATAATATTCAATTTATTGTCCTGCAACCCTGTATTTAGGTATATACTCTTCAAAAGGAAAAGCTGACTTAAGCTCATCTTCTCTTCCAACGTTAAATGAACTAAGCAAACTTTCAGTAAAACCCCACCTGTACAGGAATGCGTCTAACTCTGGATTTATCTTTCTAAGTTCTTCTCTTAAAGAGCTCCACTCTTGCAGTGCTCTTTTAAATCCAGGGTTAGCATCTTCTATTAATTTTTGTCTTCTGTCATTATATTTAGATAAATACCATTCTCTATATACATCATCAAACTGGCCTTGATATCTTGTTTGAAATATTTCTTTTCTGGTGTCTTCCCAGTATTGTGGGAAGAACTCATCTCTTCTTCTGTAAAATTCTTGATTAAACCCTGTTGCATCCCACCTAGAACCATAAAGCTTATCTTTAGCATAAGTTTCATATTCAGGAGTACCCCATCTTTGCCTCCATCCTTCTAGCTCTGTTTCTCTGCCTTCAAAGTCAAACATGTAGCCTAAGTCCCATTGATCATCAAACATAATTTCTGCGTACTCATCAGCAGCATAATCTTCTATTCTTTCGCTATCATTCATTCTACCTTTAGTAGCCATTAGATAAGCTTCAACATTAGGATATTTTTCTTGCAAGGCTTGCATATCAAATCTGTATTGAGTCCTAGCTTTCTTTTCTTCTAACACATATTGTTCAATGCTAATTTCTCCGGTGCGCAATCTAGCTTCAGATTCTTTTACTGCATTTGTATATTCGCCTCTTGCGTCATCTACTTCTGCGTCTTTAAGGTCAAACTCTCTGTCTAAGCTAGAACCACCAACTGCTCTTCTTTTCTCAAATATAGTTTCTTCTAGCTCTCTAAGTCTTTGTATGTTAGGATCGCCTTCTAAATCAGGAGATTGGTTAATAAATCTTTTTTGCAAATCATTTAAGTTTCTCCAATTAGTTCTGTAAAACTGTTGAGCTAACATATCCCTTTGCTCTTTTCTTTTTTCCCAATCACTAATAGGGTTTGTTCTCATACCAACAAACTCAGTACCACCACCTAACAATCCATTTTCAAACAAAGAGTCTAGCCAGAATGGAGTAGCATTTCTGCCTAACGCTTGAAAAAAATCACCACTAAAAGGTTTCATTTCTTCTCCTAAAAAGTTTGCACCCATTGCTAAGTTCCACATTGTGCTTCCAGCTGGAGAAGTCCTTGATCTAAACCAATACGCAAGCTGGTTATTTTGAAGATAATCTCTAATTCCGTTTTCATCAAAGCCAGCTCTGCCTCGGCCTGATCCAGTAAGTAATAAAGGAGAATCAAGTATGTCGCCTCTAAATGCAGGATCATCAGCTATTTTACCGAATAATCTTGCAAGCGATACCCAAGCAGAACCAAAACCAACATTTACTCCACCAACTTCTGTTGTTAAAAATTTACCACTTGTTGGGTCTAAGTTAATATGATCCTCTATGCTTTCACCTCGTGCTTTAGCATTTAATGCTGCAAAACCTACATGCGTTGCTATACCAGCACCCATCATGGCTCTTATTGCACGCCTAGCCTCTTGTCCTTGCAAATCTCCTTTTATAACAGAACCAACTAAACCAATAGTTGCTCTAGTGTAGGAAGGTGAAAAGAACACAATTGATCTTTCTATGTTTGATTGCCTAGCGCTTATCCCAGCTCTTCTGCTAGAAAAAGCACCAGTCATGCCATTAATATGTTCGCCTAATTGTCTTAAGTTCTGTTCTATAATGTCATCACTTGCACCGCTTCTTATAATAGCTTGATAATTAGCTTCCCATAATCCTTCCCTAACTACATCACCAAACGCTTCAAAACTGCTTTGAAAACCATCTAATACAGCTCCAGCTTTATCTAATGGCTTCCTAATTTCTTTAAATCCAGGTATTGAATCTTTTGCTTGTCTGTTGTTTACACGACCTTCTGACAATAGTTTTGTAAACCTGTTCCTTGTTTCTCTAGCTCTAAAATAATCTTGACCAGCATTACTAACCAAAACACCATAATTTGACATCAAGGCAAAGTTTTTTCTTTTTTTATTAATTAACTCTGCATGTATTCTTGGAGCATTTGAACCTTCAGTTATAAGCTTAAACATAGTTACTGTTGCATCAGTCCATGTTTTTAAAAATGGGTTAGTAGGCCCTTGTGTAGGTATACTAGCTACACCTCTCATTAACGTAGGTAAACCATGTAGAAATGCTGTACCTGCGTCAAAACCTGTTTGCACTACTCTGAAATAATCATTTATTGTGCTTGTTTGTTTTGTAAACCTATCAAAAGTATTCTCAGCATTTATATTTAAGGCTCTTTCTATATTGCCTGCTGTTTTGTCATTAAAAAATAAATCTCTGTCACGCAAAGCTTTTACTTCAGTTAAAATATCTCCTCTTGTATCTCTTACTGCCCTAAATACTGCATTTTCTTTACCATACAGATTTCCTAAGCTTCTTAGTTCATCAGTAAGAAGTATATCTTTGTTTCCAACAGATTTAACTTTACTTGTATATCTTTGCACCTGTTTTGCGTAATCATCATCAAGTCTATCTAAAAAGGTTTTTATTCTTGATACAACATCTTTTTGTGTGTTTTCATCAGGATTCTTTAACATATCTTTAATTACATTAAATTCTTTATTCCAGTTTGTGCCACCAGTTCCACCTTGCAGCAAATTAACCTTGCTTTCCCTAAGAGCTCTATCTAAATCATCAACAAGATCATTTCCAAGAGTTCCACCAACATTCACAAACCCTTTTATATCTTCTAATGCTTTTTGTTTTTCTCTAAAAGACTTAGCTTGATCCCTAAACTTAGCAAGCCTATCGCTTCTAATTCCTGCTGACCTTAGTTCTTGATGAGATATATTTTCTAATCTTCTAACTACTTGTGCATCAGCAACTTCTTTATACACAGACTTTAAATATTCTTCCAGCATTTGCAGTTCGTCTTGCTGGTAATTTAAAGCTCTTTCTTCTATACCATCTAATACATTCTCAAAAACTCTGTTCCTGCTAATAGTTGTAGACTTCAAAGGTTTGTTTGTTATCCTTGATACTGCTTGTGCGTCAGTTAAATTTTTATAATTCGTAAATTCTTCAACCATGTGATGAACATAGTTTCCAGTAGTATTTGTAAATAAGTTATCAATAGGAATGCCTTTTCTTCTCAATAAATAAGCACCTTCGTCAAATATGTTGTAGTACCTTTTAAGGTAATTGTTCATTTCTGCTGGCAAATTAAAATATTGTTCATAAGCCCTGATTGGTTTCATCATAGGTCCGTGCCAATCTACAACCATGCCTGCCATATCTAAAAAGTCTGTAACGTTCATCAGGACTTGATCTTTACCTGGAGCAGCTAAGTCAGGGTTTCTTTTTACTAAATCATCAGTCATTTCATTTGTAAGAGCACCCATTCTTCTAAAATTTGAAAACTCAAACTTGTCTTTTACGTCAGATGCAAAATTATCACCAAAGTGATGTATTCTTTTTGTGCCTGTATCATCTATCCATCCCCATGCGTCAATGCTTCTGCCTTGATTGTACAAAAAAGAATCTTTATTGTTTGATGCTTTATCTATTGCTCTTTTAAAGTTTCTCATTATAGCATTTGAAACAGCACCGTTGTTTTCAGTTACGTCCATAAAACTGTTTATTCCTGAACCAAGTCTTTTCTCTGATTTTGTGTGTAAAACCAATCTGTTATTATCAAGTCCTCTTCGTAGTGCATTCAACATAGAAAAGCCACTTTTAGAGCTAACTATTGGAGCTCTAGCTCTATTACCTATAGAAATTTGTCCAGGCCTTACACCTCGTTGTGGTTTATATATTTGATCTCTGACTTCATTTAAGTTAGCAAAACTTTGCATTGTTTCTTCTTTAATGTCAGCTACATATTTGCTTTTATCTCCAAAATCAGCAACAAGCCTAGCAGCTTCTTCTGGCGTCAAGCCGCCTTCTTCTAATGATTCTTTTGCTACATTTCTTCTAATTGCATTCATGTAAGCCTGACTTTCTACAATGTTTTCTACATCAGTTTTAAACATCTTGTTGTAAGCTTTTTCGTTCGCAAAATGTTGATACTCATGTTCTAAAACAAAATTTTCAAAGTCTTGGTAAGTAGGAAATGTTTCTTTATCTGCTCTTACTCTTTTCCAGATTGGTCCAGACTTAGGTTGTTTACGTGCTGGTTGAAATCCAGGAGTCATACCTTGAGCTGTTTCAGCTAATCCTTCTTCATAATCTCTTCGTATCGCTTTTTTATTTAATATAATTCTTATAGGCATTCTTGCTTCTGTAGCTGAGCCTTTTGGAACACCCTCTATTTTCTTACCACCCTCAAACCTATATTCAAACCTTGCTACTGGAAAATCTTCTCCTTCTCTTCTTTCTATGCTTTTAAGAAGTCTTGGGTTATCTTCTACAGGAATGCCTTTATATGTTTTTCTTGTGCCTTCAGGAGTTAAATCTCCAAACCTTGTGCCTTTGTCATTTAGTTTTTGTACATTAAATAATTTATTATCATCAAACACACCTTCTCTTAAAAGTTCATCATCATAAACATCAAACACCGTGTCCATTAAATTTGTGTAGTCTTCATTAACTTTATTAAGAAGCTGCCTTTGTCTTGCTATAAGATTAGTGTGTTCTTTTGACCTTCTTCCAGCTTTACCTGCAAACCCTAACAATTGGTCTTCTACTTTGTTTAATTCTCTTAATGAGCTTGCCATTCCCGCATTATCTTTTAGTTCGTCCCTAAGAACCTCTCCTATTGTTCTTGGAAAGTTTTTAAAATCTGGCCTATTTTTTTTTCTTTGTTTTATTGTTTTTGTAGCTGGAGTAAAATCAAGTACATAAGTATCAACCTGAAAAGCTTCTCCGTCATGATATTTTATTTTATGCCCATTACCTGGCTGCAATCCTGTTTCTAAGGTTGATGGTCTGTTTGTCATCTGCTCCCATAAACTCATGTTGTCTGCACTAGCATTTAATTTATCTGTCATAGCTTTAATTGATTCTTCATCTAAGCCTGATTGCTCAGCTATTTCACGTGAAAATTTATCTAATCCTATTGATTTATTTCCTTGTGCTATAGTTCCTGTAGCTTTAAATGCGCCGTTTACATCATATATTGTCCATTCACCAGTAAAAGGATTTAAGTCAATATCTATTTCTCCAGTAAGCAATCTTTCTTTTCCAAAACCAAAAACGTTTTCCATAGCCATATTTCTTTGGTCTGTAATTACTTTTTCTGATCCAAGGTTTACAGCTATAAGCCTCTGGGTTTCTTGTGCTTCTAAACCATCAATAACAACTGGTCTTGTTGTGGTTACAATTTTCATTCCACTTCTTTTTGCAATGTCGTCTAGGTTGGTATATTTACCTGTGTCAGGATTTATACCCATTGATCTTTTTATGTTATTTATAAAACCATCACCTTTTACAATGTCATCGTTAAAAGCAATTAAAGCTCTACCTTCTTTTGTTGCGCCGTGAGTATATGCAGGATTCCAAAGTTTGTGTACGTTTTTAACCCCAATCATAAAATGCCTGCCAGGATTTAATTTACTTAACTCTTTTACACGATCACTGTTTGCATACCTTAAAAAATCTCCAACCAAACCTTCTTGGTTTACACCAAGAGCTTCTATTGTTGAATCATAATTTGATGGATCAAATACATTTGTGTTTATTTTTGTATCTGCTCTAATTTTGTCTAAATCAAGTATTTTTTTATTTTTAGATTTTAACTGAACATCTAAGCCTAATTTAACAAGACCTTTTTGATATCTTGTTAAAGAATTTTTGTCTAAGCTTTTTAAGAAATCAGCTTCAGTTAGTTTGTTTAAACTAAGTTTTCTTAGTTCTTCATCAAAACCTTTTTGTGTTTCTAATAGTTCTTGTCCAGCTTTCCTTACGCCTTTTACCCCAGGTAATGCACTTGCCATGCTTGACACACCTTTACCTAGTGGTCTAAATATTGCACCTAATGGTATAGCCATTGATGCCCACCCAATAGGATCGACTATCATTTCTACTGCACCTTTGACTCCTAAATTAAAACCAAACCCATCTTCTTCTTTGTCTGCACCAAATCTTTTACTTGCAAATTGTGATTTTCTCCATGCTTCACCTGCACTCATACCCCTAGCCCTATTACTCTTAACTTGCTGACTAAAAGGAGTTGCAACTTGACCTGCTGTCCATTCTGTAGCTTTTTGCCAGCCTTCTAATCCAGCCATCAAACCTTTGCCAATATAACTAAAAGGATTTAGGTTTGGACCATCATCTTGTGGCAGTTGCACATTATCTTGCATCTGCAAAGGTTCTGATATATTTTTGTCTTGGTCATGTAAACCAAAACCATGAGAGCCACTTAGCAACCCTCTATATCTTCTGTTTTGATCTTCTTGCTGCTCTATTATTGATGCTTTCATAGCTTGAGCAGTAGGTGATTCAAAAAATTGGCTTTGCCTACGTGATTCATCAATCAGCTGTTTCAGCCTTCTTACTTTTTCTTCTTCTTCTTCACGTATTCTTGTTCTATTTTGAAAAGCTGTTGAGCTTTCCCATGGTGATCTATCTCCGAATGGTGTCCTTGGCATTAATTACCTCACGAAACCATTGCTGATAATTGACCAAATGGGCCTGTTTCCTGAAACGCTTGTGGAGTTACATCTTGAGCCATTCTAACAAAAGTCTGCGGATCAATTCCCAATGCAGACAATGCTCCTTGTAAATACTCTAATCTGCCTGGAGTCATCTCTGCTAGTTGCCCCATAGTTGGAACGCTTTGGAAAGGTAATTCTCCGGACACTATAGTAACAAATGCACCAAGAGCTTGAGGATTAGAAAGCAATGCAATTAATGAGTTCATTTCTTGCGATCTGCTTTCAGCTGAAATCTCAGCTAATCTTTCCTCTGGTGTTAATCCACCAGCAGCTAATAAAGCCTGAAGGCTTCTATCTTCTTCTACAGTTAGCCCTCCTCTTGATCTCTCATTTAATGCAGCAGTAAATTCTTCTGGAGTGTTATATCCACCTAAGAATTGCATTTCTAGTCTTTCTCTTTCTGCTGCTTGTATAGCACCTGCTTCTTCTAATTCACGTTCATACTTAAGTGTTTCAAATTCTAACTGTGCCTCTTGCATGGCTTCAGCAGAATCAGCGTTTATCTCTGCAACTCTTTGAGCATCTGTATTTGTAAGTTGAGCTAATTCTGTAGCATATTGATTTCTTATTTCTTCTATTTCTTTAAGGTTATTAAATTCTTCCATCCTTAAAGCTTCTGCATCATCACTATAAATTAATTCAGCTATATTCTCTTGAGAAAGTCTATTCTGTCTTGCTATTTCTATTTGAGCATCTCTTTGTGCTTGTGCTACTTCTACGTCAGTTAAATTGCTAAGGCCAGCTATTTCTACTGCTGAAGCTTTATTAATCCTTGCAACATTTTCTGCACTAAATTTTTGTACATCTGCAACAGAGATTTGAGCATTAGTTTGCAATCTAGCTATATCTTCTTTGCTTGTATTTGTTGCTTGAGCTATTCTTTCTTGAATATCACCCTTAATTCTTTCTACTTCCCTTTGATTCATTCCAGTAATTTCAGCCACTTCAGCAGCACTTCTAGTATTAATCAAAGCTACCTGTTGAGCAGATAATCCATTAATTTGAGCAACATCTCTAGATGCGTTAGCACTTACTTCTGCCACTCTTTCTCTAGACTGATTAGTTGCCTGAGCTATAAACTCAGCACTCCTGTTGTTAGCATTGTTAATTCTTTCGTTAGATTGAACTTGCATTTGGTCGCTAGCAAATCCTAGTTGAGCTCTATAGTTTGCACTCTTTTGCTCAAGTCCAGCTACGTCTAAAGCGTTATTTGCTGTCTGCTGATCAATATTTAATCTAGCTTGTTCCACAGCTTCTTCTCTTTGTCTTTGTGCTTGTTCAAATGGCATACTTCTAGCTTGAGCATCACCAAACTGTCTAACAAGCTGAGCTGCTGCTGAGTTACCAGTAGAGTCAGACATTCCTAATCTAACTATACTTTCTGGTAAACTTGCTGATCCTCCGCCTTGAACTGTTCTTATTGCTTGCATTGCAGAATTGAAATCTGCTGGAGTTATTTGTCCAGCAACAGATGCAAATGTATCTTGTTCTTGTTCTGGTTGTTCTGTTGTTGCAGGTGGCTGAGGTTGTTCAAATTCTCTAAGACCTTGTTGAGCATCTAACATTCTTCTTTCGTCATTACCAAATCCCATATTAAGAGGCTGCATAAAAGGAATTTGTGAAAAAGCTCCTGTCTGCCCTCCAAAAACTGGATTTTGCAAAACATTTGTATTTATTAATGTTTGCCTAATGCTTTCTAAAACATTTATATCATTTGATTGAATCATGTCTTGAGTTATTCCAACATCTGCTAATGCGTTTAGTTTATTGTTACCAAGGTTTACAAACCCACCAAAACCAATAGTTGCATTCAAAGCGCTAGCAAGTTGAGTTCTAAGAGAATCTACGTTTTGTCCTATAAATGGTGAAGTAGTAGTTTGCGCAGTGCCTTGCATGCTAGTTAAAGGCATGCCCTGTAATATGTTTGGATCTGCTGGAGCAAAGCTACCAGGATCCATTTGTCCTTGATATCCGTCTGGCCCTCTTACAGTCCTAAAAGGATCAAGTCCTTGCGGAAAGCTAGGCGGAGTTTGTGCGTCATAAGTTGTAGGTAAATCTATTCCTGCTGCACGAGCATTTGCTTGTGTTGCAAAAGAAGGAGGTGGTGCAAAATTCTGCATATCTGAAAAAATCATTCCAGGGCTAGAAAACTGACTCATTTGTTGAGTAAAAGGAGTTATAGTTTCTCTAGCTCTATCAACATCAATGTTTTGTGTATTAGGTAACATAGGAGCTCCGTAAGGATTAGGCCTGCCATAATACTGGCTACCTGAAAAATATGGAGTATTTGGACTTGAAGTATTTGTCCTCATCATTTCTTGGAAACTAGGATCAACTCCTACAACTTCAGTTCTTAGCCTGTTAGGAGTAGTAGGAAAATTAACATTATATTTATCTAAAGCATCTTGCTCATTAACTCCGTAAGAAGTTGTATACTGAACTCTGCTGCCTATAGGTTTTGTAGAATCATCAGCATCAAACTGCTGATCTTCAATTAATATTTGATATGGTTTCATTTCTGCCATTAGAATCTCCTAAAAGGTGTGTCATCCCTACCTGCATAGTAAGGCCTATTTGGTTCCCTTCTTGCTTTAGTTGTTTTGTTTCTATTAGGATCAGGAACATTTAATCCGCCCATGCTGTCATTTATATTTTTAAAAGCATTCTCAATCATTTCAAAGTATTTAACAAAGCCTGCTTCTATTGGTTTTAACCCTTTTATTGATTTTTTTGTTTCATCTCTATATGCCATTATGCTCCTATATTACCAAGTCCTGGTGGGACTGGGCCTCCTGTAGTTGGTTGCGGACCTCTCCTTGGGCTAGCAAGTTGCTGTCCAATTTGATTTTGTTCTTCTATGCTACCAGGTATTATCGGTCTAACTGGACCAGTGCCTACGCCTGCCTGGTTGCCCATTGCAAAGTTTCCTGCATTAGGTAACTGCATAGATCCTTGTGTATTCATTATATTCTGTGCTATCTCTGTTGGGTCAAATCCTCCAGTTGCACCTTGTTGTGCAGCCTGAACTGCTTGCTGTAGAATCGGCAAACTTTGTGCAGCCAACATACTAAACGCTTGTTGTATCTGTGGAAGGTTAAAGAAATCTTCAGCTATCCTATTACCCACAACTTCTAGCGGGTTAGATACACCAGCTTTACGAAGAGCTGTAGTCCAGTCCACAAACCCTGTTCTCCATGTATCTCTCCATAATGA